ACGAACTGTTTAGCATGTTGCAGGTCGCCGCAAGCCACAACGGCTGCACTCTGACCAAGGACGCCGATATTGTGTCGCTCACAAGCCCGAAAGGGACGCTGAGCGTCGATATCAAGGCAGAGGCGCTGACCAACTTCGAAACCTTCGAATCAATGCTGGCGTCCCTCAAAGACGCTGCCTTGCAGAAGGCATAGGAGATAACCATGCCGGCAGGCAGGCCGAGCGATTACGATCCCTCGTATTGCGAGAAGGTCATTGAGTGGGGCGCACAAGGAAAGTCCCGCACGTGGATGGCGGCAAAGCTCGGAACGCACCGCCAAAGACTCTATGTGTGGGAAGAAGCGCACCCGGAATTTAAAGACGCCTTAATGCAGGCCAAGGCTCTTGAGCAGCTTTGGTGGGAGGACAAAGGCCAAGAATGCCTCGTGATGGCGCAAGGGTCATCGTTCTCCCAGACGGCTTGGTCCCGCTCCATGGCTGCTCGCTTCCCCGACGATTGGCGCGAGAAGGTCGATAACAACGTAAGCGGCACGCTTCAGGTCTCAGAGGTCAAGAGGACCGTCGTTGATCCTGGAAATCCAGACGCCTAGGGTCTTCACACCGCTGCTGCAGCCCAAACGCTACAAGGCTGCATTCGGTGGGCGAGGATCAGGCAAATCTCATCACTTCGCAGAAGCCATCGTTGAGCGCGCCGTTGTCCAGAAGGGCATGCGCGCTGTCTGCGTTCGTGAGGTCCAGAAAAGCCTCAAGGAGTCGGCAAAGCGGCTGATCGAGGACAAGATCACTCAATACGGGCTCTGGCCCATGTTTGGCGGCAAGCCCCGCAACGACCACATCGTTACGCCGGGCAACGGCGTCGTGCTGTTTCAGGGCATGCAGGATCACACGGCCGAGTCGATCAAGTCGCTGGAAGGATTCGACGTGGCTTGGGTGGAAGAAGCGCAGACGCTCTCCGCTCTCTCGCTTGAGTTCCTACGCCCGACCATCCGCAAGACCGGATCGGAAATGTGGTTTTCCTGGAACCCACGCAGCACGCTTGACCCGGTTGACCAGTTCTTCCGCGGGACGCAGCCGCCTGAAAACGCGGTTATCATCAAATCGAACTACAACGACAACCCGTTCTTCCCGGCCGAGCTCAAGGACGAACGGCTGCACGATCTCAAAACGAACCGCGACCGCTACGCCCACATTTGGCTGGGCGAGTATGAGCCGACCGCCATAGGCGCCATCTGGGATCGTCAGACCATCCACGCTCACCGTCGTCGCGAAGCGCCTGAGATGGAGCGCATTGTGGTGTCGATTGATCCGGCAGTGTCGGCTGAAACAGGATCTGACGAGCACGGCGTTATCGTTGCGGGGATCGGATCAGACAAACGCGGATACGTGCTGGATGACGTGTCGCTCAAGGGAACGCCAAGGCAATGGGCCGATCGCGCGTTGGCCGCTTACGACAAATGGGAAGCGGACGCGATCATCGTCGAGCGCAACCAGGGTGGCGACATGGTTCGCCATACGCTGCAGAGCGTGCGGCCGGGAATCCGGATCATTGAGGTCGTGGCAACGCGCGGCAAGCACGTTAGGGCTGAGCCGATCGCCGCGCTCTACTCACTAGGCCGCATCAGCCACGTCGGCACGTTCCCGGTCCTCGAGGACCAGATGTGTCAGATGACGGCATCGGGCTACGAAGGCCACGGCTCTCCGGATCATTGCGACGCTCTCGTGTGGGCGCTGACGCAGTTGTTCCCGTCGATCATCAAGAAGGCCGCGAAGAAGTCCGGCCCCGAAGAGGTCCGTAGATCGGAGCCCGGCGCATGGATGGGAATGTAAAGGACGCCGTGCAGAAGGCGATCGAAGCGTCGCCAGACCTGCACGCGGTCAACATCGACATCAAGGACTGCCGTCAGTCCTACGACATCGAGAAGGATGTAACCAAGGTGCGCGTCGAACTCGTCTTTGAGATCGCCAAGAAGTGACGCCGCAAGCATCCGCTGGCCACGAAACCTACGCAGATCAACGCCACGAAGGCCCGCCTGAAGAGCGGAAAGAGAACCCTGCGCCCTATGACATGGTGCAAGAGGTCTCGCGCCGCCTTGCGCAAGCTTGGACGTTCGACCGCATCAACCGCGAGGAAGGGATCATCGATCTCAAGTTTCTCGCCGGCGACCAGTGGCCCGAATACGCGCGTTCGGCCCGTCAGAATCGGCCGATGCTCACCATCAACAAGCTGCCGCAGTTCCTCCATCAGGTCACCAACGACATCCGGCAGAACGCGCCCGTCATCAAGGTTACGCCGGTCGATGGCAAGAACGACCCAAACCTTGCCAGGGTCTACGACGGCATCATCAACGATATCCAGTATCGCTCGAGCGCCAAGCACGTCTATGCGCAGGCGGCTTACCACGCGGCAGCTTGCGGCATCGGTCACTGGCGCATCATCACCAAGTATGCCGACGATCAGAGCTTCGACCAAGAGATTGCAATTGAGCCGATCCCGTACCCGTTCGCGGTGTATTGGGACCCGGCCGCGGTCAAGCCCGACCGCTCCGACGCGATGTGGTGCATCGTGGCCGAGCTTGTGCCGCGCGAGACGTTCAAGGCCCGCTATCCCGGCGCTGATCAGACCTCGATCCAAGAGACGCTGCCGAATAACTACAGCCAAGGCTTGTTCTGGAACACCCGCGATTACGTTGTCGTGGGCGAATACTGGTGCAAGCACCCGACGATCCGGACCATCACCGCATTTCAGAGCGGTGAGACCTACGACACGACCGACTACGACATGCAGGAGCTTTACATGCTCCAAATGCAACATGGTCCGGTCGAACAGCAGCGCAAAGCCCGCGGCTATCGCCTTGAGCAGAGCTTGGTGACGGGTGCGCAGGTTCTCTCAGGCCCGAACCACTGGCCTGGACGGCATATCCCGATCGTCCCGGTGATCGGTGAGGAAGTCCCGCTCGAGCGGCAGATCATCCGCCATGGCCTGATCCGCATGGCGCGCGACCCGCAGTCGCTCTACAACTTCTACCGTTCTGCCGCCGCTGAGCACATCGCGCTTGGTCCCAAGAGCCCGTGGCTCGTCACCGATGCGATGATTCAGAATTACATTGGTGAGTGGAACAACGCGAACATTCGCAACACGCCTTATCTGCGGTACGACCCGGACCCGGACGCGAGCGGCTCAGGCGGCAAACCAGAGCGCGTGCAGGCTCCGCAGCCTCCGGAAGCCATGTGGCGCGAAGCGCAGATCGCCACCGACGACATCAAGTCAACCACCGGCATTTATGACGCCTCGCTCGGTGCCAAGTCCAACGAGACCTCCGGCGTTGCTATCAAGCAACGCGAGCGCCAGGGCGATACGGCCAACTTTCACTTTGCCGACAACCTGTCCCGCTCGCTTGAGCACAGCGGCCGCATACTCGTCGATCTGATCCCCAAGATTTACGACAACCAGCGCATTGTCCGCATGGTGGGCGAGGACGAAAGCGAGCAGTTCGTCCCGATCAATCACGAACTTTATACGCAGAACGGGGAGCGCGTTCTGGTCAACGACCTCTCATCGGGTCGCTTTGACGTGCGCGTAACCATCGGCCCGAGCTACGCGACCAAGCGTCTCGAGGCGGCCCAGGCCATCACCGAACTGATGGGCGTGCTGCCTGATCCGATGAAGGCCGTGCTGGCTGACATCGCCGTGCGCAACATGGACATCCCCGACGCGCAAGAAGCGGCCAAGCGCATCAAGGCAATGCTGCCGCCGCAAGCGATGCACGATCCGGACCAGCCGCCGCCACCCCCGCCCAATCCCATGGATGATCCGGCATTCCGCGCTGAATTCGAGTTGAAGCAAGCGCAGGCCCGCAAGACTTATGCCGAAGCCCGCAAAGCGGAGCTTGAAGCGTCTCAGCTTGAGATGGCCGGCGTGTCGCCAGAGGTCCAAGAGACCGAAGTGGTCAACCCGCATCAGCCGGTGATCGACCACGCGACCGCCCGCAAAGCCCATGCAGACGCATCGAAGGCCGAGCAGGAAGCTCAGCTTGCCGCGCTGCAGGTTCAGCATTTCCAGCCACCAGCATCGCCTGGGGCTGCCACTGAGAGTGACGAGTAACCCTCGCGCATCCGCGCGCCACCTGAAGGTCATCACCCATGTCTGAAGTTACCCAACCGTCGGCGGAAGCCGGCGCCACTGCTGTTGATCCCGAGAAGATCGTTACGCCTGCGTCTGAGGCGCCGGAAGCTGCTGCGGCCGAAGCAGACCCGCAAACCGAACAGGCCACCGAGCAAGATGGGCAGCACCGAGACCCGGCAACGGGTCGCTTCGCCAAGCGTACGGAGCAGCTCACCCGCCAGATCGGCGAACTGACAGCGACCAAGCACAACCTGCGTCGGCAGGTCGATGCGCTCGTGGAACGTCACTCTGCCCTCCAAAAGCAGCTTGAAACGCAGCCGCAGAACTTCGACCAGATGACCTATGAGCAGCAACAGGCTCACATGGTCACGAACGCCGTCAAACAGACACGTCTTGAGGAAGTGGCCCAGGAAGCGGAGGCGCTGCACAAGCAGTCCTACGCAGTCATGGCCGCAGTCTATCAGACGAAGATCGACGCCGCGCGTGAGCGTTTGCAGGGCATCGATCAAGCCGCCCGGTTCGTTGGCAGCATGCCGCTCTCTCCAATCGCGTGCGAAGTGATCGCTGAAAGCGACAAAGCCGCGGAACTTACTCACTGGCTGGCAGACCCAAAGAACGAGCACGAAGTCAGGCGCATCCTTAGCCTGCCGCCAAGCTCGCAAGCGGTCGAACTAGCTCGGCAAGAAGGGCGTCTAACCGCGCCTCAACCCGTCAGACGGATCAGCAAGGCCCCGGCCCCTGTCCAAACCGTCTCAGGAGGCACCGGCACTGCCGGCGTCAACCTCGAGACTGCGGACATGGAGACCTACATGCGTGCGCGCATGGGCGGCTGAGGCCACAACCTCAAGGCTTCTAAGACATGGCTGCTTCTAGCAATACCCTGATTACGCCGACCATCATCGCCAAAGAGGCGTTGATGCAGCTCAAAAACAACCTCGTGATGGGCGAACTCGTCTTTCGCGACTACACGAAGGAATTTGTGAAAGTCGGTTCGACGATCTCCATCAGAAAGCCTGTCAAGTTTAAGGCTTCGACCGGCGCGAGCCGTGTCTCCTCGGACGTGATCGAAGGCACGGTCCCGCTGGCGATCGACACTCAAAAGCACGTCTCCTGGGACTTCGTTAGCTCGGACCTCACGCTGACGATCGAGAACTACTCCGAGCGCTACATCAAGCCGGCAATGATCGAGCTTGCTCAGCAGGTCGAGACCTCGCTGATGGGCTTGTATAAGACTGTGCCCGGCTGGGTCGGAACGGCAGGCACGACGCCCTCCACCTTCCTCGCCGTTGGCGCGGCGCGGCAGTATCTCATGGAGCACGCGGCGCCGATGGGCGAACCGCTTGCGGGCGTCATCAACCCGGCTGCGGCACTGCAAATCGCCAACGATTTGAAATCGCAGTTCCAGCCTGAGAAGCAGCTCCGCGCCATGGAGCGGGTGCGCGTCGGCAAATACGCCGGCCTGGACCTATACGAAGCGCAGTCGATCGTCAATCACACGGTTGGTCCGCTCGGTGGCACGCCGCTGATCAACGGCGCCAACCAGCATTCGAACTCGACGCCGCAGGCCAACAGCCAAAACCTGATCACGGACGGCTGGACAGCGGCTGCGGCTTCGCGGTTGAAAGCTGGCGACGTGTTCACGATTGCGGGCGTCAACGACGTGAACCCCAAGACGTATGGCGATCTTGGCTACCTCAAGAAGTTCGTCGTGCTGGCAGACGGGTCTTCGGACGGTTCGGGCAACCTGACGCTCTCGATTGCTCCCGCGATCGTGACGACCGGCCCATACCAGAACGTGACGGCGGCTCCGGCCGACAACGCGGCTCTGACCATCGTCACCGGCTCGGCCAACGGCGTCTATCCGCAGAACCTCTGTTTCCACAAGAACGCGTTTGCTCTTGTGATGGCGGACCTGGACCTGCCGGACGGCGCTGCGTTCAAGGCTCGCGAGAGCTACGACAATCTGTCGGTTCGTGTCGTCAAGCAGTACGACATCGATCTGGACCGAGACATCATCCGTCTCGACATCCTGTACGGCGTCAAGACGATCTACCCCGAACTCGCCGTGCGGTTGACCGGCTGATGGCGAATAGCCTCATCAATGGAACGGAGGGGGCTATGGCCTCCTCCGATCCTCCGGCGCCAGTGGACGACAGCCTCATTCCAACGTGGGGTTACCGCGGCGACGAATCCCAGATCTTCAATCTCAAGCCCGGCGAAGCGCTGCCCGATGGATGGGCGGATGCTCCCGGCGCTGCTGCACCGGTTGCGAAGCCCAAGCGGGCGAAGAAAGCCGCAGCAGAAGCCGAACCGGCGCCTGCACCCGCACCTGACAGCGAGCCCGAGCAACCCGCATGACCAAGGTGCGCGACATCGTGACGGAAGCGTTGCGCGAATTGCGCATCGTCGGGGCGGCGTCCGATCCTGCGCCGGAAGATGCCGTTCTGACGCTCAACGCTTACAATCGCATGGTCGCGTCGTGGGCTCAGAACGGTGTCATCATCGGGTATCCCGCGGTAACGCAGTGGCGTCGCGAATGGGAGTCGCTGAAGGGTTACGCGGTTGGTGATGGTGTCAACGACGGCGGCAAATCGTTCGTCTGCAAGCTGGCGCATACAAGTTCGGTGGACGACGAGCCAGGCCGCTCCATCAACTCCGACACTTACTGGACGCCATACGATTACGTTACGCTCGCGCTGACCGACAATTTTCCTTTGATCGTTGACTTCGAAGACGGCGTAATTGCCATGCTGGCCCGTACGATTGCGGGTCGCTTCGGCAAGGAGGTCTCGCCAGACCTTGCCAAACGCGCCCGCGCCGGGTGGCTCAACATCACGTCTAACTTCCTGCGCACGCCCGATGCGCAATTTGATCCTGCTTTGGTGCGTCTGCCGTCGCGCCGCTGGCCATACAGCGTGCCGATCAACGAGATCCAATGAAGCTCAAGCCTATCGACCTCGGTTCACAATCGAACGTCGGCCGCTACCCTCATGCAGGCGTGGCGCAGCTCATCAATTGCCACGTCGAAGAGGCGGGGAAAGAAGGCCGCGTTCAGTGGCCGATCTATGCTGACAGCGGGCGCCTGCACTTCTCAAGCCTCGGCGGCACGGGTGGCGTGCAGCGCATGCTGGCGACCGATGACACGCTCTATGTGGTCGCCGGCCGCGTGATGTCGAAGGTGGATCAGAGCGGCGTGGCTACGATTCTCGGCGGCATTCCGAGCGATGGCCTCGTGACGATGGCGCGGAACACGCGCACCGCGGGGCCTCAGATTGGCGTCGTGCGTGACGGGCTTTACTTCGTCATCGACAACAACGTGATGACGCAGATTAACGACCCGGACCTGTCGTCGCCAAACTCGATCGCCTTCCTTGGCGGCTACATGATGTTCACGTCGTCGCTGCCGTCCGGCAAATTTATGTGGGGCAACCTCGACGATGCCACGGCGGTGGATGGCCTTGCGTTCGCTTACGCGCGAACGAATCCCGACCCCTTGCTGATCGGCAAAGCGCGCGGTCGCGATCTGCTTCTGTTCGGGAACCGCTCGATTGAGGTCTGGTATCTCAACGACGGCTCTGGCGATGCTCCGGTGTCGTTTCGATCAGCGATGTCGGTGGGTGCTTATTGCGCCGGCGGCGTGATTGACACGCTCGACACGGTGTTTTTTCTAGCCGCGACGGCAAACGGCTTTGCCGGCGTGAGGGTTATGAACGGCGACGTGCCGTCCGAAATCGGCAACCCCTACGTCAATCGGGTGATGGCGGCCGAAGCAAACCCATCCACGATTACTGGCACGGTTCGAAACGAGTTTGGCCGCACGTTCCTCGAATGGAGCGGCACGAATTGGACGCTGATTTATGATCTGAAGACGCAGCAGTGGCACGATGGAAGCCATGCGCTCGGACGCTCACGGGTGTCGCAATATGCCCAGCTTGGGTCGCAGCTCATCGCCGGCGATGCCACGTCCCCGGTTCTCTACACGCAATCCCCGACCTATTACGACGACGATGGTGATCCTCTCATTGTCACGGTGCGCACGCCTCCCGTGCACGCGGCGCCCAACCGGATCGAGATCAACGCGGTCTATCTTGACGTGGTGCCGGGCGTAGGCGCTGGCCAGGGCAACGCCCAGGACATCAGCCCGACGGTCTCGATGCGCTACTCCATCAACGGCAAAGAGTGGAGCACTGAGCTTCGGCGCAGCATCGGTGCCCAAGGCCAGGACATCCAACGCGTGGTGTGGACTCGGATCGGCACCGCGCCTGTCAATGGTTTCACGTTTGAGTTCTCAGCCTCGGCCAAGGTGGCGCGCGGGCTGATGGGTGCCGCGGTCGAATATACGGTGTTGCCCCCATGAGCGATGCAAATAACCCCTATTGGGGACGGCTAACCGACGTTTCGGTGATCCCGGCCTATCAACCAGGCCAGCCAACAACCAATGCGCTCATGCAGCCGTATCAGCCGCGCTACCTCTCGGACAACCTGCCGTTCATGCTGATGGACGCGTACCGCGCCGCGGGCGTGCCCGAGCAGCATGTGAATGCGCTGGCGTCGAAAGTATCGAATGCGGCGGCATGGCTTCCTCCCGTCGGCGTTCTCGATGCTGCAAGCGACATCGGCGGGCAGTTGCATCACGGGAACATGAGCGAGGCTGCGTTGCGCGCGGCGCTCTGGGGCGGCATGGGGGCGGCAGGATACGGCGCGGGTCGCGCGGTTGGAGCAATGCTGCCGAATGCGGCCAATCGCGATCTCGGCATTGCCTACTTCATGGAACGGCAGCCGCAAAGCGCGCCAACAGTGGCAGGCAATTTCTGGCACGGCCAACCTATTGGTGAAACTCCCGCAAACTCGATGCACCTGAATGGCCTTAAGGCCAAAGTCGCAAAGTTTGAAGCTGAGAAGGGTGGGCTTCGCGCGGGTGATGCCGGCAATCTGTACAATTCCGCGAACGTAAACACTCGCAACGCCAACATGCGCGGCAACCTCCGTCTGGTTGATGACGGATACATGCCATGAGCCTACCGCGTCCCGATGAACCGCTGATGGAAGCGAACGGGCAGCTTGGCCGAGGCTGGTACGCGTTTTTCACGCGGATTTGGAATGACGGACGCACAACCTCGTTCGTGCTGCCGCAATCGACGGTGGCCAACCTCGGGCATGCGCGCGACGGCACACTGAAATGGGTGACGAACGCATCAGGCGGGGCTTGCGTGGCGTTTTGCAGTGGAAACGCTTGGTTCCGGGTCGCAGACAACACTCCGGTTACGTGAGGGACATATGAGCCTGTTTGGCGACTTCTGGGGCTCGTTCACGGGGTCCAGCGCAAAGAAATCCATCGAACAAGCCTATGGCCAGAGCCAGGGCTACATGAACCAAGGCGAAGGGAAGGCAACCGACGCCACAAAAGCCGGTTACGGCGAGGCGCGCGGTTACTTCAACCCGTATTTTCAGGCGGGCGCGAGCACGAATGCCCTCATGGGCGATTATCTTGGCGTCAACGGCGCGGATAAGCAGAAGGCCGCTTATGCGTCGTATGCCGGGTCAGACCCGTTTCGACAGTCCAATGCTGATTTTGCCAATTTGCAGCTTGGCCGAATGCAGAACGCTCAAGGCTGGGGCGGTGGCTCTGGGCCTGCACAGCTTGCTGTGGCACGCGCGAACCTTGAGCGAGGCAGCCAGGACTTCAATAACTATTGGAACCGGCTGAGCGGCTACGGGCAACAGGGTTTCAATGCGGCACAAGGCATGGCGGGACTTGCCAGCGGTGAAGGCAATGCACTCGGCAACATTTACGGCGGATTCGCGCAGCAGCGCGCAGGCAACGCGATCCAGTACGGCAACGCGATGGCTGGCGCGAATAACCTCTTTGCTCAGAACTACCTCAACATGCTCGGTACGGCTGCGAAAGCGATGGGCGGAAAGGGTGGCGGCTGATGGTCAATTTTCTTGGCTACCTTCCGGGCTACGCGGTCCCGAAGCCTCTCGACTTTTCCCCTATCCAACAGGCTCTCGAGTCCAACCAGCAGAACGCGCTGGCGCAGAGAAAGCTGACGTTTGATCAGCAGCGCTTGGAGATGGAGCGTCAGCGGCTCGACCAAGAGATGAAGATGGGCCAGTTGCAATACATCCAAGCCCAGCAAATGAACCCTCTGCTGATCCAGCAGACGCAGGCAAACATAGCCCATCTGGAGGGGCAAGAGAAACGCGCCGATCTGCCAGAGTTCACGGCGACCGGAACGGATCGGTTCGGCAATCCTGTGAAGGGGTTCGTCGACCGCTATAAACAGAGCATCACACCGGCGACGGTGACAGGTGGGGCCAATGGGCAAGCTGCCGCAGCAAGTCCGCCCGGCGCTGAACTTCCGACGGGAGACGCTTACCTCAAGACGCTCGACGGTGAGACAGCAAAACAGGTCAAAGCTTTGGCTGAGGGCCGTCTAGCTTTCCCAACAGGATTTGCGGCTTCGAAGCCCTACTGGCAACAGATGGTTGCGCACGTCAGCCAGTACGACCCGAGTTTTGACGCGGTGAACTACGGCGCGCGGTACAAAACGAGGAGTGATTTCGCGGCAGGAAAGTCGGCCCAGAATATAAGTTCATTCAACACGGCTATTTCGCATCTGTCATCGCTCTATGACGCAATCGACGGTTTAGACAATAGCGATTACCCGAGCTGGAATGCGATGAAACAGGCGTGGGGAACGCAGACAGGTGACACAAAACTCCAAGCAAACTTGTCGAAGTACCATCTAGCCAAGACGGCTGTCGTCGATGAGTTGACGCGAGCCTTTCGCGGGACTGGCGGCAACGTACATGATCTCGTCCAATGGGAAAAATCGTTAGGGCAGGCGCAAAGCAAGCCTGCTCTTCAAGCGGCGGTGCGCGAAGGAATTGCGCTGTTGGAAGGCCGTATTGCATCGCTCGCAGATCAGTACAACCGAGGCATGGGCACGACTAGGGAACCGTTAGAGCTTCTATCGCCAAAAGCACAAGACGCTGTGCGCCGCATGCAGGGCCTTTCGGAGAAGGGCGTCACCAATGGGCCTGTCGAAGGCGAACGCGTGCAGAAGCTGATGACACAGCGCGCGGTGACAGGGCCGCAGCCGGGCGGCTTTGCATCTGATGCGCAGGCGGTGGCGTCCGGCCAGATTGCGCCTGCGGAGTTCTTCGCCAAGTACCGCGGCGCTAAGCTCGAAGGTCGCGAAAAAGCGACTTACGACGACATCCTGCACTACTTCGCGACCAAGGGCGTGGGCGCCGGCGGTGAGCAACCGGCTAACGGCGGATGGTCGATTAAGAGGCTCGACTGATGGCGCGCTACGAGATCACGGGACCGGACGGCGGGCGCTATGAGATCACGGCGCCCGACCATGCCTCTCAGGAGGACATTCTCGGCTACGTGCAACAGCAGATGGCGAGCAATGACACGAGCCGCCAACCACTTGACCCGCGCGCTGCCCGGTTTTCTCCGAAGATGCCTGATGCACCGGGTCTCGGCGAGGACATGGCCAAGGGGTTTGCAAGTGGCGTAGCCAAGGGCGCTATTGGCTTGGCGTCTCTTCCTGGCAGCCTTGAGACGTTGGGGCGCGCGGGCATCAACGCGGCAGGACGACAGTTCGGAGCCAAAGACAATCTCGTCGCGCCGGAGCCCTATAACGCCACCTATGACACGGTGAAGCGGCTTACCGAAAACCATCTGACAGGGCCGCTATACGACCCTCAGACGCGCCTCGGCAAGGTCGCTGGAGCGGTAGGTGAGTTTGCCCCTGGCGTGCTGTTCCCGGCCGGTGGCGCGGCCAATATGGGTGCCCAGCTTGGCGCACGCGCTATTCGCAACGTGCTGGCTCCAGGCGTGGCAAGTGAAGTTGCCGGACAATTGACAGAGGGGACCAAGGCCGAGCCATGGGCGCGCATCGGCGGGGCCATGCTGGGACCGACGGCGGTGACCCCATTTGCGGCCCAGCCCGTGCGCAACCAGATGGTGCAGACGCTCCGCAACGAAGGCGTTACGGCGACGACGGCGGGGCAAGAGACGGGACGCAAGCCCCTGCGATGGATGGAAAGCGCAATTCAAGACATGCCATTTACCGGCAACCGCGGGGCCACGCTCAACACGCAAGCGGCTGAACAGTTCACGGCAGCAGCGCTGCGACGGGCTGGCATCGACTCGCCGCGCGCCACGCCCGACGTGATGGATCAGGCGTTCCAGCGCATTGGCTCAGTTTTTGATCAGGTGACGCAGAACAACCGGATGACTGTGACGCGGCCCGTCCAGATTCAGACGTTGCGGGCGCTGCAAGAGTATGAGCGCATGACGCCGCCGGCTCAACAGATCCCTTTGGTGCGCGCAATTGCCGACGACATTTACAACGCGGCGCAGAGGCCGGGCAGCGTAATCTCAGGCGAGACCTATCAAGGGTGGCGCTCGGCCATCCAACGGGCTGAGCGTGGCACCAGCGACCCGCAAGCACGGTCCGCCCTAGCCGAGATGCGCAACACGCTCGACAACGCGTTTGAGAGCGGTTTGCAAGGCCGTGAGGCGCAAGCGTTCCGCGAAGCGCGGCGGCAGTATCGTAATATTCTCGTACTTGAAAAGGCCGCAGCCGGTGCTGGCGAGGCAGCAGCGGAAGGGCTTATATCACCGTCTGCGCTCCGCAATGCGGTGAAAATGGCGGGCCAGCGTGAATATGTGCGCGGTCGCGGCGACTTTGCCGATCTTGCGCGCGCTGGCGAGGCCATCTTGAAGCCGCTTCCTCAGTCTGGCACTGCCCCGCGCCTGATGGCGCAGGAAGCAGGCAAAGCGATCGTCGGCGCTGGTATCGGTGGTGCGACCTACGGTGGCCCAGAGGGCGCTGCGGCGGGTTCTGCGATGCCCTTGTTAATGCAGGCTGCGATGGGTCGAGCGGTGATGTCCCGTCCGGCGCAGGCGTATCTGCGCAACCAACTTGCGGCGGGACCCGCCATTGGCATCGGCGCAAACCGCGCAATGGTGACGGCTCCAAGCACGGTGACGGAAGCCGCGCAAGCGGTCGGACCGGAATTGCCGTTGCCCGATGATTACCCCGGCTTGTATGGCGTCGTCCGTCCCTCTCGGCGCTAAAGGCATGCCATGAGCCCCTTCGACTACCTCACACGAGCAGAGCCCTTCGACCCAAGAGGCACGCCCTACGCAGGGGACGCGCAAGCGCAGCCTCTCAACGCTCTTGCTCGCATATTCGGTCAGGAAGAGACGGCAGTCGATCCAACCCGTCGCTATGGCTCTGCAAACGCTCTCAAAGGCACCCCAGATGCCTACTGGAGCGAAGCCATGATGACGCCAGGGCAGAGGACGGCAAGAAACATCCTCGCCAGCGAGCCCGTGCAAACGGTGATGAATTGGGCGAACTTTGCCGGTCCTGCCATGCGGGCAATGCCCCGTCCTGTCATGGCCCCAGAGGGACCGCAAGGCATCCGTGCCTATCACGGTTCCCCTCACGACTTCGACAAGTTCGATCTGTCAAAGATCGGAACGGGAGAGGGAGCGCAAGCATACGGCTTGGGTCTCTACTTTGCCGAAGAGCCAACCGTAGCGCAGGCATATCGAGACAGGCTGGGCGGTGCCACATACCGCGTGAACGGCGTGGAGTACGATTCGCAGAACCCAGCCCATCTGGCGGCCATGCGAGTATATGATCAAGGCAAAGAAGAGGCCTTATTCCGCTTACGCGAGAACTCGAAACGCCTCGCCGACATTGAGAAGCGCGGCGGGTATCCGCAGCCCGATGCTAAGCTCTACGCCCAAGCTGCTGACATCATTGAGAAGGGGACAGTTCCGAAACTCGACGTTGACACACACGGCCGTCTCTACGAGGTCCGCATCAACGCCTCTCCAGAAGACTTTCTTGATTGGGACAAGCCGCTGAGTGCACAGAGCGAGAAGGTGAAGGCTGCAATTGAGCCGCTTGCTCGCGCTATCGTTGAAAAAGGTCATCCAGAGGATAACACGCGATACCTTGTAAAGAGCGGCAGCGGTGTTCAACACGCACTTACGAAGTGGGGCGCTGATCGCCTTGCTAGCAAGGCAGAGCCGTTCAAGACGGTGGATGATCTAATCTACCGGCATGGTCGAGAGAAGTTGACCGAGGCTCTTCAGAATGAAGGCGTGAAGGGTATCAAATACTTCGACCAGCAGTCTCGCGGAACCGGCGAGGGGACGAGGAACTACGTCGTTTTCCGCGATGACATCATCGACATCTTGAAAAAATACGGCCTCGCCGGTCTACTTGCAGGCGGCGCCGCAGCCACGCAAGGGCAAGAAGCCAAAGCCTCGCCCTGATCAAACCCCCGTTCCCGCGTTCTTCCCACACTCGAGCCTAGGGGCTTCCGAGAATGCCGCTTGATTCCATCGCCGTATTCACGCCGATTGACCGCATCACAGATGCCAATGGCGCGCCAGTGCCGGGTGGCTCTGTGGAGTTCTACGCTGCTGGCACCTCAACCCCGTTTACGGTCTACTCCGACAACACGCTGTCAACGCCACTAGGGACGATTGTTTACTTGGATAGCGGCGGGTTTCCGGTCACGTCGCAAGGTTCAAGCACAAAGACGCTCGTCTACACGGGCACGTCTGCCTACAAGATGATCGTCAAAGATACGAACGGGGCCGTTGTGCTCTCGTTCGACAACATTCGCGGCGCGTCCGTCTCACCGGCGTCCAGCACCACCGCTTACCCCGTCACGCCGACGATCTCGAAGACCACGACCTACACCATCCAGACGACCGATCAGGGAAAGCTGATCAATGCCAATTGCACGGGCGGCTCCTTTGCTCTGACGCTGCCGAGTGCGGTCACCGCTGGCGATAGCTGGCGCATTGGCGTTCGCCATGTCGGCACGCAAAACCAAATCACGATCGTAGTGCAGGGGTCTCAGACCATTTCGAGGTCAGGTGTTGCCTCGACGACGCTGCCGCTTGCGTACTACGGCGAGACCGTGTGGCTGGTTTCGGATGGCGCCAACTGGAGCGTCGATAGCTACGTGCCCCGCCATTACACGGGCGGCGAAGGTATGCTGGTTGTTGCTGATCGGCTAACTTCTGCGCCGGGGTCTCCGGTCTCTGGTGCGCGCTACATCATCTCCGGATCGCCGTCGGGTACGTGGGCCACGCTGGGCTACTCGGCCAACGATGTTGTTGAGTACGACGGCAACGGGTCGTGGACGAAATACACGCCTTATGATGGCCTGTTTGCCTATGTTGCCAACGGCACGACGCTCTATCAATACCGCACCAGTTCATGGGTTGCGCTCTCCAACATCACCGCGCCGACAAGCACAAACCTGCAATATGCGGTGTGGGAGCATCAAGCGACCAACGGCACGGGCGGCGGCACGCCGACGGCCAACGCCTGGACGACGCGCCCAATCACGACCGAGGTCATCAACAACATCACGGGCGCCTCTCTGGCGTCGAACAACATCACGCTTCCCGTCGGCAAATACCTCGTTACGGTGCAGCAGGCTTTTTATTCCACGTCAGGCACGTCGGGCGTTTCTTCGGCCTACGAAGCAAAACAGCGGATTGTTGCCAACACGGCTACCCTTGGGGCAAACGACCTTTATGGTCTGTCGATGTTTACGGGTGGTGTCTGGACCGCTTCCGGTTTTAGCGTAAGCTATTATGGCGGCTCAGCGCTGTCCGATACGTATCTGATCGACGTACAGGTCGCAGGCTCCATTAATCTGCAATACTACGTCAACGCAGCTTATACGAACGGTTTGGGCTCGCCTTCGGCTGAGCCCAACAACGCGGCTGAAGTTTATGCGCGCGTTGCGGTGCTGGCGCTGAACAGCTTGCAGGGTCCGCAAGGAACAACCGGTCTCACGGGCGCTGCGGGTACCAACGGCACAGATGGCGGTGTGCGGTGGCTTTTTGCCTCGTCCACGACAATGGCCGATCCGAGCGCCGGAAACTTCCGCCTGAACAACGCAACAATGTCGAGCGTGACCGCCGCGGCGTTCTCGGCCAACAGCGGAGAGACGGGCAATCCGTCTGTGCTTGCCTTTTTGCAAGCCTGGGACGACAGCACCACGACGGCCCACCGCGGCTATATCCTTCTCAAGAAAACGTCGGCGCCGCAGAACTTCGCCATTTACGACATCACCGGAGCGCTCACTGATAACACAACATGGGTGCAGCTAGCTTTAACCTATGTTGCGTCAAGCGGGTCATTCTCGGCGTCTGATGTAATCGGCGTTGAGTTTGTTCGGACGGGTGACGCCGGCTCTACTGGAGGTATTTCGAGTCTCTCTCCGGGAAGCGGCATCACGTCCAACACGGCGGCGACCGCTCCGGGATCTGCTCTCACGTCGGCGGGCACCCTAAGCCAAGCGGAGCTTGTGAACGCACAAACGGGAACGACCTATACTGTCGTTGATGGCGACCGGGCAAAGCTGCTGACGCTTTCGAATGCGTCGCCTGTTGCCGTCACCCTTCCGCAAGCCAACGCAACGACGACGTTTGTATCGGGCTGGTTCGTCGATGTGATGAACAAGGGCGCTGGCACGGTTACGATCACGCCGACAACAAGCACCATCAACGGCGCGTCGTCGTTGAACCTCGTCACTGGCGCGGGTGTTCGGATCGTCTCGGACGGCACCAATTATCAAATCACCCGGACGCCGGTCAGCGTTGGCGGGTCCACAACGCAGATTCAATACAACAGCTCCGGGTCGCTTGCTGGTGCGGCTGGACTAATTTTCGACGGCACGTCAAAGGTGACGCTTGGCCGTGCTGGC